GACTCCGTAGAGTGCCGCCCGGAGGTCGCGCCGGAACGTCGTGTTCATGCCGCGTTATTCCAGACTCGGATAACGGCTTGCTTCAATCCGCCCTGTTCCAGTGCCTTCTTGGCTCCCGGGATCAGGTAGGGCTTCGCCTTCGTCCCGGGATGCTTGACACTGCGGACGATCGTCATGGCCGATCTGCCGTATTTGCGCGCAGATGCCGTCGTGAGCGTCCCCGTCTTACGGACCTTCAGGAGTCCAGACCGGACCATGCCGGTGTTCGGGAAGGCTAGGGCTTTCTTTGTCTTCGGACGGATGACGTGGGGAGCGGTCCCGAACTCGACCGCTTGGGCATAGCCCACCCCGTTCCGCCCGCCCGCCCAGACTTCGCCATGATCCGGCGTCACGTCGCCCACCCTGATCGAACGGGCTAGGTTGCCCGTCTTCCGCGGCACTAGACGCTTAGCCTCGCCAGCTGCGGCGACGGAGAGGATTTGGAGCATCGCCTTGTGATTGCCCTTGTCCGAAAGGGCAGCCAAGCGTTGCCCCAAGTCCCCGTTAAGGTTGGGCGGCAGGGGAAACTTGGGGGCAGTCATCCGACGCCTTCCGCGCTGGCGCCGTCCAATCGCCAAGCCGCGATGAAGTTGCTCACTTCGACGGGAAAGTCAGTCATCACGAAGGTATTGCCTTCCGGGGTGACGACCGCCCCGGAGAGGATGGCGTCGGCTCGCTTCGTCATCCAGCCGGCCAGAACCACGACTGCCTTGATTGCCTCTTCGGGCAGATCGTCGGGGTCGTATCCCCAATCGCCCGCGATCGACAGGTCGTTCGGGAGGCTCCCCCGGCTACCCGGGCCGCTCACGGGGCCGCCGGGCATATCAAGGCCGCGATCCCACCAGTCGGGGATGGAGAGATACCAGTTGCCGCCAGCTGCCGGCGAGTAGTCGAACGGGCGGAACTGGATGGCCGTTGACACCCCGGTCTGTTGGGCATCGGGGAGTAGCCAATAGGTGGAGTCGGCCGTGAGGGCGGATCCGTTCAGGGTCACGGCGGTCGCCGTCTTCAGCCCGGGAATGCTGATGAGCGGCTTCCCTTCGGTCGTGAAGAGCTTTGTGGCGGTCGTCTTCTCAAAGATCCGGCCCGTGCGCCGCTCCAAGAACGACTGCGCGGCCCGGATGTTCGACCCGATCAGGGTGTCGGGATACTTGGAGTTGGAAGCATTCAGCCCAAGGTTGTCGCGGACGGCACTAACGGCGACGATCATGCGGCGACTTCCTCCGGTACGGACGCAGCGATCAGTTCTGCGAACTGGCGGGCCGCCCCCGACCATGTGAAGTTGGCGCGAACGTGCTTGGGTCCAAGCTTACCCAGTTCTGCCCGAAGGTTGTCATCGTCTAGGAGCTTGCCGACTGCCGATCCGAAGGCGAGTTCGTCGGCTGCCCACCATGCGTGATCGTATTCGTTGTCCAAGAGGTGTCCCTCTCGGACGCAGATGCCAGCTGGTCCGATGACTTCTGGCACCGCGCTGTAATCCACGCCGACCGCCGGGGTGCCACAGGCCAGTGCCTCCGCGAGACAAAGGCCGAAACCCTCCGCTGAGTTGCTGGCGTAAACATCCGCCGCGTTGTAAAGGGCATTCAGGATCTCCCGCGGTGCCCCGCCAACTCGATCGTGGTAGCCCGTCAGGACTACCCGCTGCCGGGCGCCTTCGGGCCATTTGCTGAGAGTGTCGTACAGGTCGCCTCCCTGATCCCACGATCTGCAATGGATCACGACGTACGTCCGGTGCCGGGTCACCACGACGGGGAGAACTGCCCGGAGAAAGCTGTTGTATCGCTTGCGGGGCATATGCCGGTCGCAGCGCAGTACCCACCGTGAGTCGGGGGAGGCTCCGAAGTACCGCTTGCAGTCTTCCTTGGATCGCAGCTTGTGAAGCTTGACTTCGCCGGTCTTCTTGTCTTCCTGTTCCAGATAGATCGGCCGCTCCGCGGAGGCGGGCCAGAAGTCTTCGTGGTGGACCCCGTGATAGACCACCGGGGGTCGAGTCCCGGTGATCCGCTCAATCTCGCCCGCGCCGAAGTTGGTCATCGCCACGGGCCTAATGATCTTCCAAAGCTCGGCCCAACGGGGAGGCAAATCGACGCCTTCGACGGGGATGTAGTGAAACGTGGGGACGGACGCAAATGCCTTGGCAGTCGGTTCGTCCCCGAAGATCACGATGCGAGCCGCGAGGAAGTCGGCTAGGACGATCGCCGCTTGCGGCTTCCAGCCATCGGGCCATGCCGAACCATCGAACAGGGCCGGGATGCCGCCCCGTTCCGCTAGGATCAGGTGTCCGTCCGGGTGATTGACCCGGAAGGTGCGGGAGGCGAACGGCTCGGGCAGATCGTCAAACTCATTCTGCGACGTGAACCGCACGTCCAACCCAAGGGCCAACAGTTCGCGGCCCAAGTCCATCGTGACGGTGCCGAACCCGGTTCCCGCTAGGTCGCCAAAGAACAGGACGCGCCGGCTCATGCCGCGATCGCCGCGAGCATCGCGTAGATGGCGGCAGCCTCCGCGTCGAAGTTCACGACTTCCCGGAACCGGGCCGCGGCTGCCTCGCTCACCCTGACGTGGAACTCCTCGTCTTCGCGGAGCCGTCGCAACAGGTCGCGCACCTCGTCGCGGCTGCGCCGGGCGAGGTCGAAGGACGTGACGCCTTCCGCGAAAAGATCCCCTGCCATTTGCTCCCGGTAGTAATCCTCATACGCGAAGACGGGTCGGCCCACGGCGAAGGCCGAATGGATCACATGGCCGAAGCCATCCGACCACTTCTTGGCGTGCCAGATCACATCCGATGCCCGCATCGCCGCTGCCACGTCGGCGCAGACGCCGATGTTGCCCGCTGCGTACTCGTCTGGTTCGACCGACCCATACGCCCCGTAGACGCGCCAGTCGAACTCGGGCATCGCCTTGGCGGTATCCCGAAACAGGGCATACATCGGGACGTTCTCAGCGAAACAGTTGACGAAGCTCGAGACCCTGAAGGGATCGTTCCTGATGGGCGGTTCGTAGCGAACCGCGTTCATGTCGAACTCCTGATGGTGGAGGACAAAGGGGATCCACGGCTTGCGGAGTAGCCGCGTCGATACCAGCGCGAACTCGGCCAGATCCCAGCGGGTCGCGTTCATTTCCAGATCGACGTTCCCCAGCTGGATCCCGAAGTGCGCGCCGTTCTCCCGCGCGAAACGCCAGAGTCCTTCGTGGTTGTGATCGACCGTGGCGATCACGAAATCCGGCTTCAGGCTGCGTGCCTGATCCAGCGTGACCATGCGATGAACCCGGCCGGGGTGCGACTTGTCGTCACGCTCCCACCAGTCCCCGCAGTCCCGATCGCCGCCCCACGGATCGAGGTACTGATGGGCAACCTTGTCGCCGTGCCACGTTCGCTCAAAGTTCCAATATTCCCGATCGAACCACTCCATCCCGGTCGGCCGGTAAAGCTCCCAGCCGAAGCGATCGACAAAGACGATCGAGAGGGCTTCGTACAAATCGTGATGGTGGAAGTCCGCTAGGACGCGCCGCGTCATGCCGGCGCCCCCAAGAACGCGCGCCACTGTCGGCCGATCGTGTCGATCCCGAAGAGGTCGATCGCCCGTTGTCTCTGTTCGGCTCCGATGGAGCGGGCCAGATCCCAGTCCCGGAGGAGCGAGGCGAGGGCTTCCCGCGCCGCGGTCGGCTCTTCGTGCCAAACCCGGGTGATCTCATGCCCTTCAAAGAGGGCCGGCGCCCACATCCAGCCCGGGCCGATCGAGACAGTCGGGATGCCCGCGAACATGGCTTCCATCAGGCCCAACGTGTAGCTCGCGGGCTGCGTCCCGGTGTAGAGATAGGCACGGCAGGAAGCCAAGAGCGAAAGCATCATCTGGTAGCCGACTTCGCCCGTCCCGCCGATCTCCTTGGACCCCGGGCCGATCGGGAGCGTGGGCAGCGTGTCGGTAGCTGCCTTCCAGAAGCCATACCCGGTGAAATCGCCCCGTGCCTTCAAGTTCTGGGTGACGTTCGTAACGGTTTCGATGTCCCCGTTCCATTCCCCGAAATCACCCGGGTACTTGCCGAACCGGATGACCGCATCCGCTCCAGCCCAAGCGTCCACGGCAGCAAAGAACCGCTCTTCGGCTGGCGAGTAGCGGACGATCTGCAAGCCGTCCGCGCGGCACAGGCTCATCCGCTTTTCCAGTTCCGGGTTCGACTGCCCACAGGTGCGCCAGATCACCCGCTTGTGGCGGATCCGCGGCCACTGGCGGGCGATCCACCATTCCGGGAAGTGGTGGCAGATGATCACGTCTGCCCAATCGAGAATGGCCGCATGGATCTCGGCTTTCGCCCAGTCGATCAGCGGGCCGGGGTCGGGCTTTCCCTCCCGGCTTTCATGGACGAAGCGTTCCAGTTCGGGGTGCGCCGGCACCCCGGGAAGTGCGGGCCGCTTGTCATCCCCCGGTTTGGATGGATCGGTGTACGCGCCGATGCTGAACACGTCGTATCCCAAGTCGTTCAACATCCGCAGATCGTCGTACTCAGCGATCGAGTGCGAGGTTAGTAGCACGATCCTCATGTTCGTACCGCCCTGAAGATGCCCGTGCCGCCCTGATCAGAGATCACCGCTACCTCATGGGTTCGTCCCAACAGCCCGATCAGGTCGGATAGTCCCCCCGCGTGGCCGTGCCACTCCCCGAAGATCACGCGCACCTTCGCCACTTCGGGGGAGGCTAGGATCAGCCATTCGCAGCCCTCGCAGTCCAGTTTCATCGCGTCGATCTCGCCGCCCGCGAGTTCCAACAGGTGGGGCAAATCCACGGTCGGAACCTTGACCCTTGCGCGGGCTGCCAGCGTTCCCGAATGCAATGCCCCGATGAACCGATGGTTCCGAAGGTATGCGTCACCCTCAAAGTCATAGGCGATCGTGACCGTGCGCCCCGTGCCGATCGCAGCTGGTAGAACGGTCATGCGTTCGGTCAAGCCGTTTGCAGCCGCGTTCTCCCAGATGGCTGCCACGTTCTCGGGGAGAGGTTCCACGCAGATCGCCCGGGATCCGGGATTGTCGATCAGTACAGCGATCGTCACGACGCCGATATGCGCGCCGATGTCAACGAACACGCCTTCGACGCGGAGATCCGCCAGCTGGTACTCGTCTTCGATGGCTCCCCACAGCCGAAACGTGCTGCCCGCCGTGGAAAGGTCCGACGTATCCGGGCGAGTCGAGATCCGCGCAGCCTCCCCACGCGGCGTCCGAACGTCCGTGATCTGGTATTCCATCCGCTTCCGCTTCCGCCCTATCTAGATGGGAGCCTCCCGGGGATCAGGGCGGCCAATCCCCGGGAGGCCCAATCGCTCAGTCCGACGCTAACTCAGCCGCCCACGTCGGTTAGAAGCTGGAAGTTCCCCGCGTAAACGGCAGGACGGGCGTCGAGACCCATCTCCATTTCGCCGCGGAAACCCGTCAAGTTGTAATCCCAACGGGTATTTGCCACGTTGGAACTGTCCACCCGGTAGCCCTGCCCGTAGTACACCTTCAGGGCGCGGAAGTCCCCGACGATGCACTTGCCGGTGGGCAAGTTGGCGTCCGGGTAAACGGGGATGCCCCAAGGGGTCATCAGCGTCCCCGGGTTGACGCCTTCCACGGAACGCTGCCCGCCCGTGAAGAAGTAGCCCGCCGTGTCCGTGCCCTGCGAGGCCATGCCCCAGTAGTCGGCCGGATAGAGGAGGGCCGCGCTAGCGGTGACGCCGCGGACGGCGAGGAGGCCCGCCGCCGTGGCGATGCCCTTGACGATCGCGCCGGCAACGGTGGAGTTGCCGCTGAAGTCGGTCGAAGTCTGGTAGCCGGGGATCGTGCCAAGAGCGGTGTACAGGCCATACGGCTCGGACGAGCCGCTGCCCTGAAGGATGTAGTAGCCGTCGCCAAGGGCGAAGGCGTGGGCAAGCTCGGACAGGATGTCCCGCTCGGCGGCGCCGGCCGAATGGCGAAGGAACTGGTTGGACACGTCGTGGATCTTCGCCAAGGTGTACATGGTCGCTGTGTAACCATTATACACCAAGTCAGTGTTAGTTTTCTGGGATCCCCACGCGATCACGGCCGCCCGGGCGGGGGCCGCGAGGCGAAGCGGAATGTCGATCGAGGCAGCACTCACACCCTCGATCGACGTGACGAGCCGACGGATGACGTTCGTGTACATCGCCGGCTTGATGATCTCGTCCACGATGGCGTTGGGGATGAGCCAGCCGCCGGTCGCGTCGGTCAAGCCTGTCGCAGCTTTGGCCGCGATGTCGTTGCCCCACGCCTTCTCATAGAGAAGGCCAAGCTCGGCCAGAGCCGCCTTGCCGGCGGCCTGATCCTCGGCGTCGTTCGACCGGGCGTTGCTGATCGCCCGGATGAAGTCGCCAGCCCGGGGGGCGGGCCGATCGTCCCGGCCCATGCCGATCGCCGCCGCCTTGGAGGGCGGGCGGATGTTGGAAAGGAACTCCTGAACCTGAGCCTTGGCGACGTTGGTCGCGGCCTCCCGATCCTGAGTTTCCTTGATCGTCGTGAGTTCCAGCGCGATCCGCTCCTGTTCCTCGCGGGCAGCTTGCCAGCGGGCGGTATCGGTCGTGCGGGCCTCTTCCATGATGTCAACGGCAGCCTTCAGCTGCGCCGTCAACTCTTCCACGCGGGGGGTGAGGTCGATACCCTCCATCTCATCCTTTCTGAAGCTTGGCGAGGACTTCGTTCAACCGCTGGACCGAAAGGCCCAGCGAGTCCAGCGCATCCCGCAGTGCCGCTTCGTTCGCGGCAGACAGGACTCGCCCAGCCTTCGCCTCGTCTTCGCCCCCGGGGGAGGTCAGCTGAAGGTCAGGTGTGAGGTTGTCCAGCTGTTCGATCACGTCGCGCCAGAACGACGGGTTGGGCTGGTACTCAGCGACGGCTTCCTCAAGAACTGCCTTGAAGGGCCGTACGACTGACAAGGTGTTCTGCGGGCTGGTCGTCAAGGTCTGCCGCCAATACGGCCACTTCAGGATCTCGCCCGTTGACGATTTCTTGACCATTCCCGCGACGGACTCGCTGGAACCGAAGAGTTGGGCGCCCCGCTCCGCGAGCTTGCGGACCAGTTCCAGCCGCTTCTCGCCGTGACGGAGCCAAACGTCAACCCACCAGCCGTCTTCCTCCATCGTCAGGTTGTCTGCCTTGCCGATGATGGTGCGGCCCAAGGTGGCGTCGGCGCCGTGGTGCCAATCGACCATGCGGTAGGGCAACCAGTCGGGTTTGATGTCCGTCCGCTCGCTGAACCACTCGCCGTCGAGATCGACGCCGCGGGGGGCAGCTGGGGCGGGGATCGGGCCGCCGAAGGGGAAAGCCAAGAGGCGGAAATGCTCGTCGTCTACCACGACGGCTTTGAGCGGGATGGCTGCCTTCGTCACGGACGCCTCGCAGTTCTTGGCGGCAGTGTGGGCCGACCTGAATGCCCGGCTCTCGTCGCCCGGGTGATTGTCGATCGCGCTATTGAATGCCTCCCGGAACACGGATAGGCACCGCCCACTGTAAATCTTCCTGATGGGGAGCGGAAGGTCTGCGTTCGTTGCGTAGGGCATTTTTCACCGTCCCGCGTGTAGGTACTTGACAACTGCCGTGTAGTTGCTATACTGGCAGTGTTCCCCGGAAGTCCCGGGGGCCGCTCCCGGAGGTTCCCAATGGGCCTCTCCCCCGCCCCGGTCCTTGTCTCCCGGTCGATCCCGGCCGTGAAGGCGGCCCTCGCCGCCACGTTCCCGGACTACCGCGGTCGCAAGGTTCGGATCGCCCGCTACGATCGCCCGCTCTACCTCGATCTGACTTGGAGCGGCGGCACGGTCGATAAGGTCGTGCTGGTCGATTTCGTCGGCGGCCGGATCGGCAAGCTTCGGGTGTCCAGCCCATTCGTTGCCGGCGCGAACGATCCCGTGTCGTGCCCTCCCGGCGCGATGCTCGTCGTCCGCTCTTACTTCTGCGGCGTTGACGCGGGCGTGACGTTCTACGTCCACCCCGACGATCCCGCTGGCCTTCTCAGCTGAAAGGATCGAACGATGACCCGCCTTGCCAGCGTCGATCGCTGTTCCTTCGTCGGCCACGATGGCAAGTGGCCCACCCATTGCGGACGGCTTGCGGTCGGGCATCACGTTTCCCGGTCGGACGCGACGAGTTCGATGGTGGACGCTGGCCTCTTCTGCAAGTTCCATCTCGGCGTGCTGAAGCGCCGGGACGACAAGGCTCTTGCGCCCCACGTTCACAAGGCTTGGGTTTCCACCGTTCGCGTTCTCCCGGACGGGACGGTCATCCGCAACTGCGCCGATTGTGGCGCGATCTTCTGAAAGGATCGACCGATGACTCGGACGCGGAAGACTCGGGATCTCTGCCAGCCCTGTTGGTATGACGACAATCCCGATCTCTACTTCCCGGACGGCAATCGCTACGGCACTTGCGCCGTGTGCGGAGCCGACACGCTTGTCCACCGTTCCAGTATCCCCGATCGCGGCCCGTTCGCGGACATGGATTTGGACTGCGGCCCCGTCGTCAACCCTGACGGAACGCCAACGGCCATGACCCGCCACGTTCTCCGCGGGGATGACGCGGATCTTCCGGCCCCCACCGGCAATCCGGCCGGGCTGCGCGATTGCGCCTGTTGCGGGATGGCCCACTACCGCACCGCGGATGGCACCTGTCTCTACTGCGCCGGGGCGACCCGGATCTGTTGTCGGTCATAGGTGCTGAAAGGAAGGGAACCACGAAATGACCAGTCGCGTTGACCCGAAGCTCGCCGCTTCGATCTTGGACAAGGCCAATCAGTACGGAGGGATCGGCGC